CACTAACACCTTTGCATGTTACTCAAACAAGTGCCTCAGGAGCTACCCCGGTTGCTATATTTAACCAAATGGATGTATCCGAACCGTTTACGGATTATATAGGACTAGAAGCTGCAGACGCATTAAGCAGTATATCTACATTGACAACATCCGGCGCCACATCGGGTCATCTGCAAATGAGACGGAACGGTGGAAAGATATGGGTTGCTTTTAGTACAATAGACCCGACATAGTATATTATAAAACAGGAGAAAAAACATGGGATTAAAAATAAATTTAGATATAGATGGAGACATACACGTACCTGGTGGCTATGTATCTATACAGAATATAGTGACAAAAGAAAGTTCAGATAACACGTGTTTTGATTTTTTGGTATATAAAAACAGGCAGGCTAGGATCAATAATTTGCACAACACTATCAATAAAACATTAAAAGGTGAAATTTCACATACTGACCCTTTCTACATTGAGCATATAGCACCTTTAGAGGAAGAGATAAAAACACAATTGTATGCTTGGTCTAAATCTAACAAATTCCAAACCGCTGAAGATTGGACAGTTTAGGGCATGGGGCTAATACAAGAGGTAACATTAGTAGGTGGGGTTGTTTTACCTGAAGCCTATATAAATATACATTCTTATTACTTAGAAAAACATGAGATAACGGCGCAGATATATTTAAAGGTGTACGAGTCACACAATAGCTATCTTACAGGCAAAAGCAGTGTTATGGGTGCCGTTTTACCTAATATACAACCCTCTGACAAGATAAAGCACACGGTGGTAGACTCTGATTATACAGGACATTTTTCGGATGCAGTTTTATTGCCTTCCAATGTATCTATAGAGAAACAAATATATGTTTATTTAAAAACATTGCCAGACTATGCCGCTGCCTTAGACCAGGTATAGTATGCCAATATCTAACGAACTAAAGCAATTATATGCTAGTAGTGGCGATGATGTTATTTTAAATACATTAGAACTTAATCACCCTTCATGGCAAAACCCTTTTTTTATTGTCCAGGATTGGCAAGACTTAACGGCTGATTTAGAGGTCACAGGTACGACCGTAGTTTTTGAAAAGTACGCTTTCGGATTTTCTGGACCTGATAATAATGAGAGGGGAACACAGTCTATAAATATAACATTCGATTCGGTTAGTGGCGTTTTGGTGGATTTGCTAGAAACGGCTATGTTAGATATGACAAATACCCCTATTACGGTTATCTATAGGATATATCTAGATTCAGATAAAACAGCACCACAAAATAATCCTCCTTTGCGTTTATCTATGAGAAAGGTTAAGGTAGACTTAAAGAAAATAACAGGTAGGGCAGAAGTTGTTTCGTTAATAAATAGAAAGTTTCCAAATGAAAAATATGATGACACATTTTCAGGTATAATAAATCTATGACTATTAGCAATACGGAAATAATAAATAAACTAGTGGGAACCCCTTTTGTATTTGGAGGAATGGACCCTGTTACAGGTTTGGATTGTTGGGGATTATTTAAACATTATTACTCGGAGTATTTGGGTATAGATGTGACATATGACTACGGTATACCTGACGGCGTTACAAATAGGATAGTAAGGGCCTTTGCATACGCAACTGGTCACTCAGGAGACTGGGAAGCATTAGACGAACCCGAAGACAGTGCGGCGGTGGCGTTATCTATAGGAAACAAGGTGCACCATGTAGGAGTGTGGCTTTCAGGCGGCTGCCTGCACGCGGCAAAAAGTGGTGTCGTATTTAACACACTAGAGCAGCTTAGGCGTAACGGCTTTAACACCATAGAGTTTTATAGATGCAAAAAGTAATTGTAATAAATGTTTTTGAAAACCCTTTCTGTTTAAATACGAAAGAAACCACCGTATTAACTGAACCTTTTAAACTTATAGATTACCTTCAAAAGGTTTATCCTAAAGGGTTTAGTAGGCCCGCGACTATCCACGTCAATAACATAAAAATAGAGATTGAAGATTATGATATTCTTGTTAAAGAAGGGGATTGTGTAGACATTATCATACAACCCTTAGTAACTGGGGCAATTGCAGCGGTGGCAATCATAGTAGGTATTGTGACATACATTGTAACTAAAAATTCAATACCCGAGATACCTAGCCTAAACACCCCAGACGATATGTCAAACCTAAAAAAATCGGGGGGGAATGCATACAACCTAAGAGAACCTAGAAACCTTGTGCGTATGGATGAGCCTATACCTTCGCAATACGGGCGCTTTAGATGGTTTCCTGATTTGGTTATGCCTTCGTTTATAGAGTTTAAAGATAATAAGCAAGTCATTAATTACTTTGTTAGTTTGGGGAAAGGGTACCATTTTATCGAGGATCTTTTTATAAAAAGTTTTTCTATATTAACAAGCCCTAGTACCGAATATCATTTAAGCGGACCAGGTGGTTTTTTAACGGGTAGTGATGTAAAAAATGTGTACAACAATGTTATTACGGAGGATTTCGACCAAACAGCTTTGGTTTCGGCTACGCGATATATGCGGACAGGGTTTTTTCCCGATGCTAGCTATTCGAGAGCTCAGGGACGTATAAGACTTACAACCGGGCAGGGGTTAGATAATACCTTTTCAGAAGGGGACGAAATACGGGTATATACACAGCATAAAACACTAGGTGAGTACGATATAGATAATGTTTACACCGTTACGGCCGTTTCGGATAGGGACATATACATGGATGGCTCAGACTGGCTATTAAATAGCCAAGTGACAACTCTAGGTATAATTGCAGCGGAAAGGGCGATACCAAACCCTTATTTCGAGTACATGGAGGATCCACATGTAATAAGAGGGGGTAAATATTTTGTTGATGGGGCTTACTCAGGCATAATATCACTAACCGATGACGTGTTTGACGCATGTATATACACAATGGATTTTGCAATGGTTAACGGTATAATTGCCTATGATGCAACTGTGGCACCTCCTGGAAGAAAAACACCTTATCCCGAAATAGGGGTAATAAGGGCGCACGTGGATAGTTTAGGAAACGTTGTTGATCATTACGTGATAACATCAAGTGTAACAATGCCTAGCCAATTTTCACCGGGTGTTTTCCGTTATAGGACTCCAATTATTAATGTAAAATGGGTAAACCCTGAATTGGATGGAGTATATTTTAATTTTACTTTTAAAGAACAACTAAAAGACCCGCAACTATATTTTGAAGATATTACAGGTGTTATACCTGAAGAAGACATTGTCAGTATAGATTATTTTACAGGTGTGGTTATATTTACAACCGATAGAGGGCCTTTTGTAAGTGCACGAAATGGGGTTGTTAGAAGAAGTTACGTTGAACCCCCGTACCTGTTCTCGTTATCAAGTGATCTTGAAGCCTCTAAAGGAACGTTTAGGGAAACGGTTGATTTAAGAGTGCATACCGCAACACCGGAAATAGATGATGATATATTTAGTGCTGAAATAATAAATGCGCCTAGGTACTCAAAGTTAATTGTGTATGCAACAAAGTCTATTGAAGGTAAATATTTGGAATACCTTATGTTAGATAGCGGAGCTATTAAAAGATTAAAAAAGCATAGGTACAATATTAGGTATTTAAAAGATGTAGACGTTTTACAGGTTAGGTATACCGTAGAGGATAGCGAGGAACTACCTGAAATAAGGGGTGAAAAGCTATCCGTTTTGAGTACGCGTAAACTAATGTTTTATGATACAAGAGAAGGAGAAACACGTTGGTTTGCCGATGCACTTACTTTCCCTTTACAATGTCAAAGTAGGTCTATTGCTTGGGCTATAGCTGAAGTATGGCGTAGTAGTTTCGGTGCCGGTAGGCCTTATATCCTTTTAGATCTTGTAAAACTTCAAGAGCTTGACGAGCTATGGGAGTCCAGGGGCGATACTTTTGACGGCGTTTTTGATTCGACCGTAACACCTTGGGAGGCTATGACAAAAATAGCGAGAGTAGGAAGGGCTAGGCCTATTTTTGACGGGGCTTTTTTAACATTTGTTAGAGATGAGGAAAAAACAACATATACAGCTATGTATAACGCCGAAAATATAATCCCGGGTAGTTTTAACATAGAGTATTCCTTTTCTGATGAACAGACACCATCAGGTTTTGAAGTCAGATATCTAGACGAAGATAATGACTTTACAAAAGCGAGTGTGTTATCAGAGGGTGCTGATTCTAACACACAGACTATAGAGTTTTTTGGGTGTGTTAACTATGCCCAGGCGTGGCGTGAGGCTCAGTACTTACAAGCGCAGTCATTAAGCCAACGAATGAGCATATCATTTTCTACTGAAATGGCTGGACACATCCCGTTTTATGGAGACCTTATCAGTGTACAACATGATCTACCGAGTTGGGGATACGGAGGTAAAGTAATAGCTTATTCCGGACTATCTGTAACTACAGACCAAAAACTAGAATGGGGAGGGACACCGCCTTTCCTAATGTCTTTTATGCATCCTGAAGGGTATTTAGTAGGGCCTTTCACGGTTACGCAAGGTTCGGGGGATTTTAACGCTATTTTAGACACCCCCTTAGGTTTCACACCTATAGTGGATCGTACAAATCAGAATTTAACACAGTATCAATTCGGACCTAGTGATAACTGGAATAAAGAATGTATTGTTACAGAGATTAAACCAACGGCTAGCAATTCCAAGGTAGCTATTAAATGCGTGCCGTATGCTCAGTCTATACATGACGCGGACAAGGGCACGCCTTCTACTAAACCCGATATATCCACAACATCCCTTGTCCCTATTCCGGCAAAATGTTCGGGCTTGACCTTACAAAATAGCACTGGATCCGGTATTGTTGTAATAACTTGGAACCCTCTAGACAGTGTTTTCTTTCAACAAGATAAGAGTTTTTCAAGAGTACAGGTTGAAAAGTCTACAGATAATATAAACTGGTCCATTGTTACGGTAGTAAACCAAAGCTACCCTACAGCTACAATTTCAGCAACAGGATTAATCTATATACGTATCGCACTTGTTAGACGTGAGGAATTGGAAGTGGTTGACGTGTTAGGGCCTTATTTAACAAGATCGATAGTTGCAACATAGTGTGTTATACTAAAAATACTTGAACCATTTCGACGATGTGGCCGTTATGGTGCATGTGAAAAACTGTAAGACGTGTTAGATAGCAAAAAACAAATTCTGACAAGTTATCCACAGTTTTCCAGGTATAAAAAACAACGTTATCCACAGTCTTGTCAGATTGTAAGATTGTTAGACCGTTTTATTTAACGATCTTTTAAAGTAAGTATAAAAATACGTCTAACAATCTGACAATCTGACAAAGTGACAATACAGGCAAGAAAAACAACATATACTGTCAGATAATATTAATAAGAATCTGACAAAATAAAGTTAGGGCTTGCCTTATATTTATTTGCTATATAGTATTGGTGTAGTGATATAGAGAGAAAAGAGAGAGGAGAACACTATGCAGGATTTAGATATATTAAAAAGCTTTAAGCGTTTATTTGAAGGTAGCCCCGACAATTATATGCGTTATACGGTGAGTAAAGATAAGTATTATCTAATGGATTGCGGTATGAGTAATGAGGTTGTGGCACAGCATTTATATGGATCTTCTATTCATGTTGGTACAGTGCCAGCGATAGACGAAACATACTGTGGGTATGGTTGTTTAGACTATGATAATCACGATGTCGAAAACGGTATTGATTTAATGGCCTTAGATAAGGACATAAAACGGTTAAACTTACCGTTGATAGTCTGTCGTTCAAAGTCGGGATCAGCACACGTTTATCTATTTGGAAAAGAGCCCTTAAACATAGAGCTAGTGAAAATGCGTCTAAACAGCTATAAAACATTTTTAAATGGTTACGGTGAATTGGACATTGAAGTATACCCAAAACAGGCTTTACTTCCTGGCACTAAAGGAAACACGATAAACCTACCTTATGCCAATAGCGTGAATACTAAAATGTATGCCTTAAAAGATGGGGCACAGTTAAGTTTAAATGCTTTTGTTAAGTATGCTAATGATAAAGCCGTAACTAACCTAGAGTTAGAAGATATGAAGGTGGTTCATCCTGGTGATGCTTACAAAGACGCACCTCCCTGCTTACAGGCGCTCTTAAAAACAAAGCTTGATAAGGGAAGCCGAAACAACGCAATATATAACTTTTGTGTATATGCTAAGGCCGCCTTTCCTTCGGATTGGCACCCGCACGTTTATCGTTTCAATAACGAAAATATGACAACCCCTTTACCGCAAGAGGACGTATCAAATGTAATAACGAGTGTGTCTAGCGGTAAAGGTTATCGATACAAGTGTGGTGAGTCGCCATGTAAAGACCTTTGCAATTCTTCAAGGTGTGTAACTACTAAATTCGGGATAACACCTTCTGAGCAGAGTGATTTGGCTATGTCAACGCTACCAGAGTTCGGGAGACTTAGGAAATATGTAACGGACCCGGTTAGCTATGATTTAGATATACAGGGAGTTACCTTGTCTATGGGTTCAACGGAGCTATTAGACTTTCGATTATTTAAAAAGATAGTTTTCGAGAAATTAGACCTAGTTTTAAAACCTATGAAAGCGGAAGCATGGTTAAATATACTAGATGACTTAATAAAAAACGTGGAGCTTATAGAAGTTCCAGACGACGCTAGCGGGCCTGGCCTAATAAGGGCTTACTTATCCGAGTATATTAAACAGTGTAATCTAGACGACCCGGGTATAGATGTTGAAAACAGACAGCGGGTGGCCACTGGTAGCCCTGTAGTACAGAAAATAAAAGGCACGAGGAGCGTTTATTTTAAGGGTTTAAATTTTAAGCGTTTCTTATCCTTTAAAAAAGCGGGTACATTTTCACAAAATGAAGTATGGAAAGCTATTGCAAAAATGGGTGTACATCAAGCCTCGTTAAGGATAGGAAAGGTAAGTATATATTGTTGGGCGATACCCTTAGTGGGGGACACATCTTGTTTGGCTAATGGTTTACAGGTTATCCCGGACGAGTTTGATATAATAGAGAGCGGCATCCCTGTTAACGATAGTGTCGTTTTTAAGTCTGAATTTTAGGAGTATATATGCTAGTTAATTATGATGTAAGTACAAACACATTGCGAATATACGCGGAAGTTTACGAGTCCGAACACCCTAGGGCGTTACCTAATAGAATGTTTTCGTCTAAATACAAATGCTGGTTAGCGCCTTGCACATATATGAATGCAAAGATAATAACTTCTGAATGGGGTAACAAGATAGCTAACATTGATTCTGAAGCAAATGAGGCTATGGTAAGGGTTTTAGACACAGGAAATACGTTTGTTAGAAAGCCATTTCCAGAAACACACCCTTTCAAGTATAAGCCCTATGATATCCAAAAAAAGTGCTTAGATCATGTTTACAGTCTTGAAAGATCGGCATTATTTGTACCTATGGGTTTAGGTAAGTCTAAAATATCTATTGATAAAATAACGTGTCATTATAAAGAAGGTAAATTAAATGCAGTGATTATACTTTGTCCGTGTACGTTACGTTTTAACTGGTGTAGTCAATTAAAAGAGCACATGCCGGAAGAGATAGATTGCGAAGTGGTTAGCCTTGATATTAAGAACAAAAAAAACATTCGAGATGCTAATAGGTTATCAGAATTAAAAACAAGCGCACTAAAAGTACTGATAGTTGGAATTGAATCATTTTCATCTGCTAAAGCCCAATTATCAAGCTCTGAGTTTATAGGTTTAAATAAAACAGCGCTTATTATTGACGAGGCACACTTTGTTAAAAACGATTCCGCTATTCGAACAAAGGTGATTCGAAAAATAACTGCAAATATTGACTATAGGATAATAATGACCGGAACACCTATAGAACAAGGGATAATGGACCTTTACAGCCAGTTCTATATACTTGACCCGTCAATAATAGGTATCGGTGATTTTTGGAGTTTTAAGCGTCGATATGCCGTTATGGGAGGTTATGAGAAAAAGAATATAATAGGTTATAAAAACATCGATGAGCTAATGGAACTTATAAAACCCTTTGTTTTCCAATGCACAAAAGAGGAAGCGTTTGATTTTCCTCCAAAGACGTTTCAAAAAAGGCACGTTACATTACTACCTGAGCAGTTAAGAGTGTATAAAGAGCTAAAAAAAAATAGGTTAGTAAAATTAAAAGATGATGAAGATATGGCCGTAACGAATGCCTTATCGCTGTATAGTGCCTTGCAGCAGATAGTAGGTGGTTTTGTTACTAGGGGAACCGGCGAATATGGTGCTAATGGACTAGAGATTAGGGAAAAAGTTTCTTTGGTCCCTCCAGAAAAAAACCCGAAGATAAAAGAGCTTAAAGCTTTTATAGAGCAACTACCTAACACAGAGCAAGTTATAATTTGGGCTAAGTATCGTTTTGAGACATTTCAAATAGCGGAGGCGTTAACGGGTTTTATGACAGGTGAATTTGAAAATGATATAGAATTATTTTTGGATAAAACGGATTCTGAAAGGAAGGATATTATTGATAGAATGGCAAATAAAAAATCAAGGTATTTCATATCTACGCAAAAGAGCGGGGGTACCGGTATAACCTTAACTAGTGTAGCTTATGTCGTTTATTTCAGTAATCGCTTCGAGTATGGCGCGCGTATGCAGTCAGAGGACAGAAACCACCGTATAGGCCAATTAAGGCCTGTTACCTACGTGGATATAGTTGCAGAAAATACAGTGGATACACGTATACTAGACGTATTAGAAAAAAAAGGAAACATGGCTGACTACATAAAGGGGGAGTTGAAAACAGGCGGTGTTTCTATAGATTGACTTTATTACAATTTTATGTGATAATATCTAATATTATTAGAGAGGAGATTAAAATGGACGCAGACGCGTTAGAAGAAAAAATAAGATTACATAAGGAATTCCAAGCGGATAATAGCAAGGGCTCTAGAGCAGATTTTACAGATATGTCACTAGAAGGTGGTAGACTGAAACATGCCGACCTAAAGGGCGCTAAAATGGTTCGTACGAATCTACAAGGTGCAGACCTTAGAGATTTAAGTATAGAGGGTACGGACGCCACAGGTTCAAATCTAAAGTATGCCCACATTAGTATATTAAGTCTAATAGGTGTAAATCTAACAGGTGTAGACATAACGGGTTTAAATTTAACAGATGAGCATATATTAGACGAGTACAGGGCATCTTCTGTACCTGCTATTTCTGAATTGAGCCGTGAGGATTTGATTTTGTCATACTTAGAGGCAAACAATGTCTAGTGAAAACATTGTATATATAACGCAAAACAATCGTAAGAACTACTCTTCGGCACATTCTTTTGGTGAACCTACTTTTATAACTAGTAATGAGTATGATTCAATCGGTAACTCTAATGTGAACGACGAGATAATGTCAGAGATCCGTGATATGGTCGCAAACTATGATAATAGCCGGGATTATATATTGTTAAGTGGTGATCCTATTGTAATAGCTTTAGTTGTTCACGCGGCATTAAGCAGGCACGAAAGTATACGTGTTTTAAAATGGGACGCACAAGAGCGTATATACATTCCTATTACACTTACCTATTGACTTTGAATGGGTAATGGGGTATACTGATTTAGTAGTATTATTTTAGAGAGGAGAGAGTATGGAGAAAGTTGATAAATTAAGGAAAGCGCTATTAGCAGTTAGTCATGAGGTTCATAAGTTCCTTTTGGAAGACTGTTCAGACCTCGACGCATTAAATGTCATGGTTTTAGCCAAGTTACAAGGTAGTTTAAAAGCGAATATAGATATTCTGGATTCTCAAGTTAAGCCATTAAAGGGCGTTTATGACATAATACGTAAGGGAAAGTTACCCGACGCGATGGCCGAAGAGGGAATTAGGGGTATTTCAGTAGAGGGCACAGGGAATGTATCATTAACAAGTTCCGTTTACGCTAATGTGAAAAAAGAAAATGAGGAGGCATTTATTTTGTGGTTAAAAGACCACGGACATGGTGAGTTAGTAAAAGAAACTATACACCATAGTACGCTAAGGGCTTTAATGGAGCAGAAATACAAAGATGGTGAAGCGATACCCGAGTATTTAGTAAATGTGTCGCCTTATTCATATGCAAAAATAACAAAGATCAAAAAAGCAGATATTCAAACATTATAATTAAAGGAAGATATAACAATGACAACAGAAAAAACAAACGAAATAGAATTATATTCAACAGAGGTACCGGCCCATTTACAGGATGAGACAGGCTCTTTGGGTAATGAAGAAGTTTCTTTAGAAGATACTATAATCCCTAGACTTGACCTTGTTCAGGCTTTAAGCCCTTGCAGAAACAAAAACAAACCTGAGTATATCCCTGGTGCAGAAGAAGGGATGATGTATAACAGTGTTACACGTGAACTTTACGGGGACAGCGTCAACCTTATATTTGTAACCTTTAAAAAAGAGTTTCTTTTGTGGAAAGTTAGAACCTTGGAAGGCAAAGCAGAGCGCGGCGGTTTTAGAGGTTGTTTCAAGACCGAAAAAGAGTCATGGGACTATATACACACTTTAGGTGCTGAAACACCTTGCGTTGAACCTAGCCTTGTACATCAACACTATGCCTTGTTAATAGACAGCAAAGGAAACTTAAGCCCTATATGTGTGTCTATGTCGGGTTCAAAAATAAAACCTTCAAGAAAAATAAACCATGCCTTGGGGTTACTTGGCCGAAATAGATTCTCACACGTTTTTAGGCTAAGTTCTTTTGAGGACGGAAACGCAAAGGGCGACTCATATTTTAACTATGATACTAAACACCTAGGTTTTGCAAGTGCTGAACATTACGAAATAGCAAAAACAATGTACTTGTCTTCTAACGATACCCTTAAAACGGATAATTCGACAGACTAGACATAACATATCTCCGGGGTATAGTATGCCCCGGAAACAGTGTGTTATTAGGGAACCTCTAGACGCGCCTTAATAGAGCTTGATCGGTTTTATTAATGTGACTTTGAGTGGGGATATGCCAGGCTTTCGTTAGCATGTACACAACTATGGTTTAGATCGCCTGAAAGGTGTAGCAAAAATACGAGTTGTTGGCGCTTCGTTGAAAAGAGGTTCCCTAATAGCGCATTAAATGTCATATTGCATAGAGAGGATAGATATTTGGAAAGTTACGTTATATACGGCCCGCCCGGAACCGGAAAGAGTACCGAGATAGTCAGGCGATTAAAAGAATACATTAAAAAAGGGGAGTACCCGGCCCGTAAAATAGGCATGTGCTCATATACCAAGGCGGCGGCTGAAACCTTAGCAAAAAAAGCCGATATTAAATCAAAGTTTATTGGTACTATACATAGTCTAGCTTTTAGTGCGGCGGGTTGCATTGTAGAGCAGATTATCGACAATAAAAAATTTAAGGATTTTCAGGACAAGACAGGTATTGTTTTTAGCGCCGTAAGTTCAGATGATGAAGATGTAGAACTATGTGACGGTGACATGTACATGCGGTTATACAACTATGCAAAAACACAGCTAATAGATGATGTTATATCGGTATACGGCAGAAAGGAGTCCCCAGGAACACGTGCAGGATTCCAGTATTTTGTTAACGCCTACGAAGCATGGAAACGAGAGACAGGATATATTGACTTTGACGACATGTTACAGTTAGCTATGCACTCTGACGTCCCAGACGTTGACGTTTTGTTTATAGATGAGGCGCAAGACCTTAGCCCGTTACAATGGGCACTTGTTACATATTGGGCGAGCAGTATTGAACATGTGCATGTGGCGGGGGACGATGACCAGGCCATATATGTTTGGGCGGGTGCGGACCCGACGGGTATGTTTAAATTCGAAAAAAACACAGGCGCTAAGCGGTGTATACTCGACCAGTCTTTCAGGGTTCCGGGCAAGGTACATACCAAAGCTATGACAATGATTAAAAGTGTTTCTGATAGGGTGGAAAAGGAATACAAGCCGCGTTTAGAGGCTGGTGTTATACTATATTACAGTTGTATAGAAGAAGTATATGACATTGTACACGGTGATGATATCCTTGTTCTTTACCGAAACCACAATTTAAGGCGTGATGTGGAGGACTTGCTATTTAATACAGGTGTTCCCTACCTTTTAGAAAATGGGGGTAGTGGTGCGTGCCAAAATAAGACCTGGCGACTATTAAAGCTATTCATAAGGTTACAGACCTCTGATATGGACGAGGTTGTATTGTCAAAGTCTGAGAATAAGCTATTACTTAAAGGGTTAATGCATCCATATAGTAAGCAAGTTGAAAAGTTCGACATGTCCGTTTTTAAACGTAATTGGGAAGAGGTTCTTGATATGTCGTATATGGAAAAGTGTTATTATAAGAGTCTTGAAAAGATAAGCCCAAGCTTTGACATTACACCTACTGTACGCCTTGGAACTATTCACGGGGCGAAAGGTAAAGAAGCGGACAGAGTCATATTGTTTAACGGTATGGGCGATCAGGCAGCAGAAGGTTATTACTCAGGTGATACCGACAGCGAGAATCGGGTTTTCTATGTGGGTATAACAAGAGCAAAAGAAAGGTTAGATATAGTAATGTGTGATAACGGGTTTCCTGGATTATGAAAGACTTAAAAGATTTCCCGTATGTCTCAATTGACGTTGAAACGTACGGTTTAAAGTGGTGGCTACCTGGACAAGGTATATTTGGTATAGCTATTTCGTACCCGGACGGTACCGATATCTATTTTGATATTAGGCGGCAGCCGGAAGGTGTGGCGTGGCTAAAGGAGCAGAGGCCCAACAAGATAGTTAACCATAATATTAAGTTCGATTTGCATATGTTATGGAGCATTGGGATTATGTTTGACCCTGCAATATGCGAATGTACGATGATAAGGGCCAACCTTATAGACGAAAACTTAATGAGTTACAGTCTTGATAATTTGGCAAATCGTTACATAGGGTCGCAAAAAGACAGTGATATTTACGAAAAAATGTCCGCATTACACGGAGGAGCGGCCACACGGACCGCTCAGATAACAAGGCTACACGAGGCCCCTGCAAGTATAGTTGCGCCCTATGCTAAAAACGATACCCGTCTAGCTATGACGCTTTGGGAATGGCAAGAAAAAGAGATAAAAAGGCAAGACCTTGGCAACATAGTGTCTTTCGAACAGCGTTTGTTTCCTTGCATATTTGATATGGAGAGGCGCGGCGTATACGTAGACGTTAAGAAAGCGACAGATGCGGTAAGAAAACTTGATGAGCCTATAGAACGTTACCAAAAAGAGCTAGACGAAATAGCCGGTTTCAAATGTAACCCTAACCCGTCCGGCGATATACATAAGTTATTCAATCCTAAGCTAAATTCGTCGGGTGTCTGGGAGACGTGCGACGGTACCGAAATAGGTGAGACCGAGACAGGAAAGCCGAGCATTAACAATGCGGCTTTACGTAAAATGACACACCCTGCCGCTGTGCTATTGCTAGATATCCGAAAGTTAAAACGATGCCGAGATACCTTTTTAAAGGGTCACGTACTTGGGCATGTTCATAATGGGCGCGTACACCCTAACATTAACCAGGTTAAAGGTGATTTTGGCGGCACTGGGACGGGCCGATTGTCTGTTACACAGCCTGCCTTGCAACAGATCCCCGCAAGAGATAAAGATATAGCCGCAATTATGCGACCTATTTTTATACCTGAGGAAGGTTATTTGTGGTGTTGTTGGGACTATTCTCAATTTGAGTACCGTATGTTTAGCCACTATGTGAACGACCCAAAGATACTAGCTATCTATGAAAAGAACCCTCGGTTTGACTATCATCAAATGGTGGCCGATTTAACGGGTTTACCTAGAAACGCCCCTGAGTCCGGAGGGGCTAACGCCAAACAGCTCAATCTATCTATGATATATGACATGGGAGAAGCTAGCATTGCTAAGGCGCTAGGCTTACCCCTTGACCCTACCCCGAAAACGTTCTCAGGTACTGATGGCGATGTGACCTACTACAAGGCAGGGCCCGAAGCAAAAGAAATAATCGAGAAATACCACGCCGCTATACCTGGTGTTACTAAGCTATATAACGCCGTTAAAACGATAGGAAAGTCAAGGGGGTATGTTAGAAGTATATCAGGTCGACATATGCGTTACCCTAAAGGTAAAGGGTTACATAAGGCAAAAGCCAACCTTTGTCAGGGTTCTAGCGCGGACTGTATGAAGCAAAAAATGGTTGAGATATTCGAATATTTCAAAAGAGAAGAGCCCTTGTGTCGTATGTACCTATCCGTACACGATGAAATAAACATAGGTATACCACAGAGACACCCTAGGTTACTTAAGGTCATTCGAAGGGTTACCCGTATACTAGAGACCTATGACGGGGTTGAGTGCCCTATTAAATTGAGGGTGCCTATTAAAACAGATTTCGGGATAGGGTATAACTGGGCGGAGGCATCGGGGAAAGGTTCGTAGTTGACATGGGAGGGGGTAGTGGGTATCATATAGGAATATTAGTGGAGAGGAGAGATCATGAATGAAATAATAGCGGTAAACGTTAAAATGGGTTGGACGGTTAAGGATACGATAACAGGGTTTAAGGGGGTTCTTACCGGTATTGCTACGTATCTAAGCGGATGTTCTCAAGGTCTTGTTGTTCCGCCATTGTCTGATGACGGTAAGATGGTAGATAGTCACTGGTTCGATATTCAAAGATTAGTAAGAGTGGGTGAAGATATTGTCGAGTTAGATAATGAGGTTACTCCAGGATGTGACAAACAGGCGCCAAAGAGATAGCTATGACAGATATAGGATTAATAGAGTACAAGATTTTAAAAACTAAACTCGAGATTGATATAATGAGTCTCGTTTCTGATTTTAATAGTAAAACAGGTACAGAGATTTTGGCATTGTATATCGACAGATCTATGGCTTATCAGGATAAAAATAGTTTTAAAACTTACGTTAAGGCATCAGTGGATCTATGAATGAAATAAAACCGTGTAGAGTATGTCATAGTGTTCCTGTGAAAGGGTATTCCCCGTCCCGTGTATTACGGTCTGATTGGGAATGTGTGAAATGTAGGAATGTCAAACGAAAGATCTGGCTAGATAAGAAGAGGCATACTAATGAAACCAATTAATTTACAATGTGATATAAAGTCAAATAAGTGCGTGTGCTATAACGTTTCGCCGTGTAAGTGTGCTAAGAAGAAAACTTTTATTACTTCGGATAAAAAAGAAGGTTTAGACGTTGAAAAAGACGAATAGCAGTATATCCGATATTTTTATTGCGTCACATAATGCTTACATGGAAAAGTTAGCCGATTACTGCAAACGTGCACGTGATAGCTCTAATGAAATAAGCCGCATTTTAAAAGGGGAATGTGAAAATGATTTTGATATGGTAGGCCACGTATTGGATACGGTTAAACATTTGCACGACATTGATAATTATATGGACTCGTTAGAAGATGTTTATAAGAGTTTACCCGATATTATTAAAGAGAAATAAAAATGAAACAGGAAGCTAAGCAAGTGCAGTATTGGGAGAGAGTGTTTAACCGAATACCTGGAATAGCTCACGAGCGTATAGAAAACAAAGTCAAGTCAGGAACCCCCGACTATGCCTATTGCATCAATGGCGTTAATGGCTGGATCGAGTTTAAAGTAGCGGACGGTGTACCAAAGCGTAAAGAAACAGCCTTGAAATTGGGGCACTGGTCGGGATTGCAACGTGTTTGGATGCAGGCAAGGCACACATGCCCTACTGTATTCTTTTTCTTACGTGTTGGGGAGTATGACTATATATTGAATACTCACACCATGTTTGAGATAGAGCAAAGACCTTATAGTCAAATACTTGAAGACCCCAATATTTTCAAGGTTAAGATAAAGAAAGTGTCGGACTGGAGCATTTCGGAACTTTTGGAAATAGGCAGCATATTAGAAGGTAATAGGGTAGTACCCCCCACAGGAGTAAAGATATGAAAATGAGAACACTATTTGAAACCAGGGAAGCGTTAGTACGGGCCGTAGATGCGCACATTGACGTTATCAAAGGCAAGATGTTTAAACGATTGTTTCTAGAAGTTAAGAAAGAATTGGAACTATTGGAACTTTCCAGAAAAGGGCTTTTAGATAAACACGGGACACTTAACAAAAATAACAATAAAAAAGAGGTATTACCCTTCTTAGAGTCTAAAGGCAACGCCCCTACAGAGATAAACCCTAAATACGAGGCTTTTTTAGCGGATTTTAACAGGTTACTAGATGAGGATGTAAACTTGGTAACGTTAAAAGATACGGATTTAATAGTTAAAGACTTCGAAGGCCAGAAACTTAAAACATCGGATCTGATAGCCTTGGACTGGGTTATAAAAGATTAATTTAAAGATAGCTTACAATATTGAAACTAGGCACACGGTCGCATAGTGTCTATAATTGGACATTATACATATGTGACATTGTATAAAGTACATATTTTAAAGGAGAATGTTTTTGTTAATGAAAAACCATAGAACCGTAAATGAATCGGTTATTATAGTGGCAACATGTTTAATGATGTATATAACCGGCTGGTTATTCCTTTACATACTTTTTAAGTGTATTAATATGGTTTTAGACCTTTACGTTTAAAGGGTTGACATAAGTGGGTAGTGGGGGTATAGTAGAAGAGTAATAGAGAGACATAAGGAGAGAGATTATGTATAGTGTGCCCGAACCGAGTGATAATGTATGTTGTGATAGATGTGGTAATATTTTTGACCACACTATAAACGATTACCTTAGAGAGTTTTATAATATTGAGTTCATGTGCACTGAGTGCGCGTATTCAGAGGGTATTTTAGACGGCAATCAGATTGCGGAGGTGGTTTAATGAGGATTACCGATTTAGATATAACAAAAACAATAGAAGCCGTCCCACAGCTACTAGAGGTGGTCAATGCCGCGCAAAGTTGCTTAGATAATATAGCTATAGAAATGGGGTCACAAAACAATAGGCTACAGGCCGCACTAGAGTCTTATTATGCAAAGGTTGGCGAGGAGTTGGGTTAATGGACGAAAAGTTAACATTAGGTCATCATCACCTTATAACATATATTTCGGCGGGGGATATTGAAAATGTTAAACATATCCTAAGTCAATGTTTAGATATTCCTTGTGTGATATTCTTGGATGACCACAGTTTAATAAGAAAAGCCGTTGAGATACATGAGTTAGAGATTGTAAGGCTACTTATCCTTAAATATATAGAGTTTGAACGCTTATCAGGTAGTGAATTTGCTTCAAGGCCTGTTATTGATACTATAAACAGAGACTTGATTTTACATCTTATGGACATGGCAAGAGATACTAATAGCGAGATATTCGGCATACTTTGCGATTGGGACGGTTTACAGGGTGATACTTTTGGTGATCTTAAGCACAAAAAAGAACTTTTAGAAAGGATACAGGGGAAACAAGACGACGTTAAAAGCCCCTCTCACTACACAGACGGCGGAATCGAGACAATAGAGTACCTAAAGGCCAAGTTATCACCTAGTGAGTTCCTTGGCTTCCTGAAAGGAAACATACTTAAATATAGCTCAAGGGCTGGGAAGAAAGACGACGAGTTAAAAGACTTTAAGAAAACGCAATGGTACGTTGATAGATTGCTTAAAGAACTAACACTGGATTGACCTATGGGGAAATATATACTGAATAATATATTTGAGGTTTCCGGTTACGGTTCAGGTTCCGGTTCCGGTGACGGTTCCGGTTCCGGTGACGGTGACGGTTTGTGGACGGTTCCGGTTACGGTTACGGTTCCGGTTACGGTTCCGGTTCCGGTGGCGGTTCCGGTTACGGTTCCGGTTCCGGTTCCGGTTTCGGTTTCGGTTCCGGTGACGGTGACGGTGACGGTTCCGGGAAGGGGAACTAGGTTGAAGCTGAATAATATATTTGAGGTTTCCGGTGACGGTTCCGGTTCCGGTCCCGGTTTCGGTTCCGGTTACGGTTACGGTGACGGTGACGGTTACGGTGACGGTTACGGTGAAGGTTACGGTTTCGGTTCCGGTTACGGTTACGGTGAAGGTTACGGTTACGGTGACGGTTCCGGTTACGGTGACGGTTCCGGTGACGGTGACGGGCGCGGTTCCGGTGGCGGTTCTGTTGACGGTTGCGGGAAGGTGAACTAGGTTGAAGCTGAATAATATATTTGAGGTTTCCGGGTACGGTGAAGGTGAAGAGCACGGTGACGTGGACGGTTATGGTTACGGGGACGGTTCCGGTTCCGGTGACGGTGACGGTTCCTGTTCCGGTTACGGTGAAGGTTCCGGTTACGGTGAAGGTTACGGTTTCGGTTCCGGTTACGGTGAAGGTTACGGTTTCGGTTTCGGTGACCGTTCCGGTTACGGTTTCGGTTACGGTTACGGTGACCGTTCCGGTTACGGTTTCGGTTACGGTGACGGTTCCGGGCGCGGTTCTGTTGACGGTTCCGGTTTCGGATGATAAAGCCCCTTGACTATGAAGGGGTAAGGGGGTAAGCTGTTTAAGTAAGGTTAGTATATAGAGGAGAGAATATGTTAAATACTATAAAATAAGAAAAGAGCGATTTAAATATTATTAAAAGGATAAATTAAAAGGATAAATTAAAATGAATGTAGATATGATGACAGTGGAACAGTTAGAGGAAATATTAAAAGGAAAAAAACAAGAGCGATGCTCTAAACACCCTATGATAGGGAAATACGTTATAGTACGAACATACTCAGCAGGGGTACATTACGGGTACCTTTCTCAAAAAGAAGGTAACGAAGTTATCCTGACAGAGGCTAGGCGCATGTATACGTATCAAGCCGCTAAATCTATTTCATTAACGGGATGCGCTCTTTACGGTATTAAAAGCCCTTCTAGAATAGGTGGCGCCCTTCCTGAAATTTGGCTAGAAGCTATTGAAATAATACCTGTATCCCCTGAAGTTAAAAAATGCCTTGCGGAGTATGAAGAAGTTGAAGCTGAATAATATATTTGAGGGTTCCGGTGACGGTGAGGGTTCCGGTTCCGGTTCCGGTTCCGGTGAAGGTTCCGGTTCCGGTTCCGGTTACGGTTACGGTTCCGGTTCCGGTTTCGGTTCCGGTTACGGTTACGGTTCCGGTGAAGGTTCCGGTGCCGTTTACGGTGCCGTTTCCGGTGCCGGTTCCGGTGACGG